TTCATAAATAAATTTGGTGTACTTCAGACAATGTACTTCTTCAAGAAGTCTGTAGAGAATTTTAATGTAACAGACTCAGTATTTAAAAGAAATATAATTAACTCTAATGCTTCTTATAATACTGGAGATGTACAATCTCAAAGATTCGACGTTAAGGCCACTAGAAATCTGACGCTTAATACTGGATTTATAAATGAGGATTTTAACCAAACAATAGAAGAGTTATTCTTATCAGAAAATTGTTGGATTACTTATGACGGGAGTACTATAGCAGCCACCCCACAAAACAAAGACTTTACCTACAATACTAGCTTAAACAATAAAACTATAAATTATACTGTAGCATTTAGCTTTGCTTCTGACTATATAAACAACGTAAGATAATGATGCAGCTACAACTATATCTAACTAAGACCTCTAGCTACGATCAAATAGAGCTGTTTGATTTTGAAGGCATAGAGCTTGTTCAGAGCATTCAGGACGTTCGGGATATAGCAAAAGTTTTCGCTGAATTTACTAGGACATTTACAGTTCCAGCTAGTAGAATTAATAATGGTATTTTTAAACACTTCGACAATCCAGACATTGGTAGAGAATCGAATCCTGGAGACAACCTGAACTTTGACGCCACTAGAAGGCTAGATGCTGAATTACATTTAAACTTCTTGCTATTTAAGAAAGGGAGACTGCAATTAGATGCAGTCAATATGAGAAACAACAAGCCTTACTCGTATACAGTAACCTTCTTTGGAGATACGGTAAAGTTGTCGGAGACTTTAGGAGATCAAACACTTAACACCCTAGCCGCTCTTTCTGATATAGAGTTTGACTATACCTCAGCAAGCATAATTAATCTTATGGGTAATGCTAGTGACGTGACTATAGGTTCGGACACTTTTACGGACAGTTTTCTGTTTCCATTGATAACATCAACTCAGAAGTTAGTCTATGACAGTATAGACAATACAAAAGAAAATAATTTATACCCTCACGGAAATTACAAGGGGGTTGATTACAGAGACTTGAAACCAGCTCTTAGGATTCATACTATAATTAAAGCTATAGAAGATCAGTATACCAATATACAATTTGACAGCTCCTTTTTCAACACAACAAACTTGCCATATTATAATCTGTTTATGTGGCTTAATAAGGAAAAGGGTAAGATAGATATTGAGTCACCTCAGAGGAGGTTAAAGGCTTCTGACTTCACTGCTGCTAGGGGTGATACTGATGAGCCTGGTTTAGCTCAATCCTCAACGCCAGCTGGGGGTAGATTTAATGGCGCTCAAGATATTTTCTTTAAACATTCAAAGGTAGAATATTTTTTAGACGTTAAGATATTTCCGTCCAACTCAGATTCATACAACTTCATCCTTAAGAAAGACAATAAAGAGTTCTTTAGGGTAGATAATTTATCGGGAAATAAGCACCCTATGAATATGAAAGGGAACAGCAGTGAGGGATCTCCTAGAATAGACTTACCTGAAGGTTTATATTCATTTCACTTAGAAACTACGTCTGCTACAGACTTTGACTTAGAGATAGGGGTCAAAAAGAATAGGCCAAGCTTAGTTCTCGGCTGGGTAGGGGAGTTGCGAACTTTTGTTATAAGCTATACAGCTTCTTTCTCATTTCCAATAGCAGTAGAAAAAGATGCATCTGAACTAATACCTAATAAGATAAAAATAATTGACTTCTTAACGGGTTTATTCAAGATGTTTAATTTAACTGCTGTAGTTAATAATGACAGGGTGATAGAAGTTAAAACGCTGGACAACTTCTATGCTTCCGGTCAAAATGTAAATTTAACTGAATATACAGATGTAACAGAGTCTACTATAGAATCCATTATACCCTTTTCAAGCATAGAATTTAAATATGATGGGTTAGACACAATATTTGCTTCTCAACACGAAGAGATTGCAGGGAAACCTTGGGGTACTGCAATATGGCCAGACAGAACTTCGGATTCGGCTAGCAATGATTTCTTGGAAGTGGGAGAAAGTTATGAGGTTGTTGTGCCTTTTGAGCATCATAAATTCAATAGGCTTTATAATGAAGATATAGAAGATGTAGCCAACTTAACAAACATACAGTGGGGATATTCCGTGAACTCTGATGAGAACAGCATTGTTGGAAAGCCTTTATTGTTTTATCCAATTCTTCCTTCTACCGAAGGGATTACCCAAGAACAAATAGAGGTAGTTATAGCTCCAACAGCATCTCAAAACATAAGTAGCTACTATGTTCCGTCAAACAGCTTGAAGCTTTTGCCGGATGATGATCTTAAAAACATTAATTTCTTCGCAGAGACTAATGAATACTCAGGCACCCCATTCACGGGTACCTTATATGAAGAGTATTATGACGATTACATAACTCAGACTTTCGATCCTGCTAGTCGTATTTACAAATACAAAGCTAAGATTCCAGATGATATTCTAAGGGAGTTGAAACTTAACGATTCTGTTGTAATATTTGACTATACATTTAGAGTAAATAAGATTGTAACTAACTTTTTGACTGGAATCACTCAGTTAGAATTGATTAATAAATCAAACTTATTAAGTACTTCGGATAATGAAAACGACTATACAGATAATGTATCTAAAACATATAACACCGTAGACACTACAAAAGTAAGAGTAGACTTAACCACCAGAACAGTATGATAAAGCAAGTTATAGAAGGATTACAGCTTATGGACTATTATGACGCAAACGAATTAATTCAGTTTGCAAAGGGAAGTCGTAAGGCTCCAGAAACATTTAAAGAAATGAGAGAAACAGTTAAACGTAGAAAATATGGCCGACAATAGAATACAATTTACTTTTGAGATAAACGACAAAGGAAAGGTTAAGGTTGATGGCCTAACCAAATCCTTTGTTAGCTTAGACAACGCTGTAAATAAAGTTAGCACAGACCTTAAGAGGCAACAAGCTGAATTAGGAAAATCTAATACTGGACTTAACAATACGATTTCTAATGCTGGTTTAGCAGGAGCAACATTAACTGAACTTGGGAGAACTATATCTGATTCTAATTATGGAATCCGAGGTATGGCAAACAACCTTTCTCAGCTTTCTACTCTTTTTATAACGTTTGTTGGTAAACAAAAAAAAGGAGGGTTAGCTGGAGTTATATCTGCGTTTAAAGGTTTAGGAGCCCAATTAATGGGACCTTTGGGAATTATACTTGCATTTCAGACATTATTAGCTGTATTTGAAGGTATGGCCCTTAAGAGTGAAGAAGTAGCTCGAAACACAAAAAAAATAGAGAAAGCTTTTAGTTCTGCTAGGAAAATAGCGATGGCATTCTCTAAAGAGATTCAAAGAATTGCTAGTACCGATAGGCTTGTTGGTACAGGGGGGGAAAGAAAGCAAGGGACGTTGGATGCAATGAATGCTGTTTTAGAACAACTAATAGAAACAGCCCCAAAATTTGCTGCGGCTTTTCAAAGATTAGATGATAAAAGTTTACAGCCCCAGGGCGGAGCTTTCAGATTAGTGCTAGACTACCAAAGACTACTTGAGACACAAGATGAACTTTCTGATGCTTTATCAAAAGAAAAGGTAGATTATCAAGAAATTTATGAAATACAGTCTAGGCTCCTTCCTCTTCAAAAGCAATTCAATGTTGAAAAGAAAAAAGCAGCTAAAGTTGATGTAGAAACAGTGAAGCCTGAGGATCCTTTAACATTTGGAGAGGTCTTTGGCCTTGATTTTGGGCCATCTCGTCAAGAAGTACAAGACGCTCTTGACTCGTTTGTAGATAACGCTGAAGAAGTTATTAATGAATATGTAATGAATACTGAGGGTGCTCAATTGACTAAGCACATTTTGGGATTAAGCCCTAAAACTAGAGAGTCGGAATTAGAGCTTTTAAGAACAAAATTTGACGCAATATTACACGAGACTGATCAATTCAAAAAAGCTGAGGCTCTCATAAATGAGAAATATGATCTCATAGAAAGGCAGGAAAAGTTTGATCATTACAACTATATGATCGGAGCATTTGCGGACTTTTTGAATAAGGCAGCACAGCTTAATGAGAATAACAAGGCTTTAGCGAAAGCCTCTATTATAGCTTCAGCCGCCGCGGCAAGTGTTGGTATATGGGAAGCTTGGTTTGTTAAAGACAAAACTCCTGCACCAGGACCGGTTAAACTCGCTGGCGCTATAGCAACTCAAGCAGCGGTAGTAGCATCAACTATATCCGCTCTAAGGTCTCTTAACTCAGGCACAGCACCAGGGCAAGATTCTGGAGGGGCGGGAGCTGGAGCATCTCAAGCCCCAGTATTCAACGTAGTAGGTCAATCTAATGTAGACCAATTAGGAAGGGCTATCTCGGGAGCAAGGAGTGAGCCATTAAAGGCTTATGTGGTAGGAAGTGAAATAACCAATCAGCAAGAGCTAGACAATAAGGTAATTCAGGCTGCTACTTTAGGATAATAAAACAATAGTCAAAATAAACAGTTATAATAGTATGGAGAAGGTAATAGAACTCATTATAGACGAAGAAAACGAATTTAGTGGGATAGAAGCTATCTCGGTAGTAGAAAACCCAGCTATAGAAGAAGACTTTATTGCTCTGAGGAAAGAGCCAGTTATGCTTGCTGAGGTAGACGGAGAGAAACGTATACTAATGGGAGCGGCTTTAGTCCCCAATAAGAAAATATTAAGAAGGGGAGAAGATGAAGATTACTACATATACTTCTCTATAGACACGGTTAGAAAAGCCTCAGAGCTTTTCCTTAAGCGTGGATATCAATCTAACTCTACATTAGAACACAGCGAGAAGCTTGACGGGATGACCGTGGTAGAAAGCTGGCTAGTAGAGGATGAGAAGAAAGATAAGTCTAGGAAATACGGATTTGATGTACCAGTAGGAACCTGGATGGTTTCTATGAAGGTATATAATGACGATGTCTGGAAAAAGGTTAAAGATGGAGAGGTCCACGGATTCTCTATTGAAGGATACTTTGCAGATAATGCTGACCAGGGCCCTCAGGACACCTTGCCTGAGTCCTTTTGCGAAGAATGCGTTGAGGAACTAAATGCGGAATACGAGCTGTTAGAAGCCATCTCAGAGCTTTCTGAGGAGGTAGATCTAGAGTCTTATGGAGGATATCCAGAGTCTGCTGTCAACAATGCTAAAAGAGGTATAGAATTAAATGAGAAAGTTGGAAATCGTTGTGCTACCCAAGTGGGAAAAGTCAGAGGACAACAAATCGCAAAGGGAAATACTAAATTTACATTATCTACTCTCAAGAGGATCTACAGTTATTTATCTAGAGCAGAAACATATTACGACTCTGGCAACTCAGAAGCTTGCGGAACCATTTCTTATTTACTATGGGGAGGCAAAAGTATGCTGACCTGGGTTACTTCTAAACTCAAGGGATTAAACGCAATAGAAGCTTCCGCAACAATAATAGACGGAAGAGCTGCATACTCTACACAGGAGGAGGCAGAAGAAGCTGCTAAAGATATGGGGTGTGAAGGATATCATACTCACGACTACGAAGGCGATACTTGGTATATGCCTTGCGAGAAACACAATATGGCCGAGGTGGGGCCAAGGGGAGGGGTAAAGAAAAGCCCTAAAGCTCCTAAGTCCGACACGCCTAACCCTAGCCCTAAAGGCAAGGGTACGGCCAAAGGTGATGCTTCAGGGAAGACTGGAGCTAAAGTCTCTGCAAAAGACAGAGCAACACTTCAAAACAAAGCAGATGAATTTAATAAAAAATATAAAGAGAAATTGGGTTATGGTGTCACTGTTGGTATGCTTGCCTCTGTTTTTCAGCGTGGTTTGGGAGCTTTTAATACATCTCATAGTCCTAATGTTAACTCAGCTTCTCAGTGGGCTTTTGCACGCACTAATGCCTTTTTATACTTAATTAAAAACGGCAGACCAGAGAATGCAAAGTACACGACAGATTACGATTTATTACCAAAGAAACATCCGAAGTCTAGTAAATAATGTCAACAACTAAAAACACTTCTTATAAAGTTCACGTCCATCATACAGATCAATCTGAGGTGGATAACGTGAATATTGAGAATGGCGCAATGTTGCATACTACTGATGCGCTCTATATGGGCCATAATGGGTCCAATGTAGTGGTGTATCCTCAAGCAGGAACCACGCAATTAGGCTGGGCAAGATACCAAGATACTGTGTATACTTCAAGCAACAAGCTTGCTTTGTCAGATGGTGTACAGGTTGCCTTACCAAACAATAGTGGCACTACAATAAAAAGTCATTCGTCAATAAACTTTTACGATAACACGACTGTTAAACTGACGCCAGTTAATCTAAATGATGTCTATATAGTTTCGTTAATGCTAAAAGCATCAGCATCAAACGCTAACCAAACATATTTAGAGATAGAATTTCAACACGGTTCAAGTGGAAGTACGGTAGAAAATTTATTTAGTGCAATGGCATTTTACAAAGGCAATGACGTAGAACAAAAGAAGCACGAAATGTATTCGTTTTATGTAGATGCTAATGTATTGTCGTTAGGTGCATCTATTCACATTACTGCTGTTGGTGGAAGTGTTAATGTGTGGGATATTGAATACTTTATACAAAGAACACAAAATGGTAGTTTAAGCTAATGAGGAGCAAAAGAGGAAGTTATTCAAGTCCTAGGGGATCAAGAAGAGCGTGTTTATGTAAGGACGGTGCAACATACTCAAGGAAGTGTTGTGATGGCGAATTAATTAACCAAGGGATTGGAAGCGTTTCTGCTCCATCTCTTGGATGTCAAGACCTAACACTAAGTGGTTTTAGTGTAGCAATAGACGGGACAATTACTTTGCCCACTACAGATATAGGAACTATAACGGCTACAACGCCAGCTTCTTTTGCTGCCGTTGATACCTCTACAGAAAGGACTTTAACGGTTTCTATATTGGTTCCTAGTGATTATAGCAATGCTGAGAAAACTATAGAGTGTACTACTACGGCCAGTCAACCAGCAACACCTACACTGTCGTGTAGTGACGTAACCCTATCTGGATTTGCAGTGGCTCAGAATGGAACTATCACACTTCCCAGTGCTGATATAGGTACGATATCTGGTACAAGTCCAGCGTCATTTGCGATAGTAGATGTAAGTACGTCTAGAACTTTAAACGTAGATATTACAGTTCCTTCTGGGTACTTCAACGCAGGAGCAACGCTTAACTGTTCTGCAACGGCCACACAGCCGTTGACTCCCACTTTAGCGTGCTCAGATATAACTATAAGTGGATTTGCTGTAGATGAAAATGGAGCAATAACATTGCCTACTTTAGACATAGGAACCATTTCATCAAGCAGCCCAGCTTCTTACGCTACCGTATCTACTAATACTGTAAGAACATTGAACCTAGATATTACGGTTCCAGCAGGATATTTCAACACAGGCAGTACATTAGCTTGTACTACTACAGCAACACAGCCGCCTTATAATGTTCTTGATTGTAGCGAGGTTACTATTTCAGGATTTGATCTTTATGCAAGTGGTAGATATAATTCATCTGCAGTAGCAGTAGATATTGGTACGATTGACAGTATGAGTCCTGGAAGTTTTGCAACTGTAACAACTGAAACAACACGCACACTTACGGTCAATATAACCGTACCAAGTGGGTATTCTAATGCGGGGCAAACAATAGCCTGTACCACCACTTCAACGCAATTACCTATATTCTATTTTGATCAACAAATACCAGTACCATCGCCTGGCACTTATGTAAAAGTAGAGCCTATAATAAATACTGGAACTAGCACATATGCTTTTAGTGTTTATGCTAATGATCCTGTTACAAGCAAAACAAACGCACTAGCTTTAATGAATCAGCTAGGAGCTGTAATAGCAGGACAAGGTACGAGTCCAGGTTCTACGTTTAGCTTAGGGAACGTAAGGATATCTTTTTATAGCCCTTCTGATGTTTTATTAGCACAATACAGGGCATTTTCAGGAACTTTTATTTACACTACACCTGATGATTTAAGTAGTGTACCATCAAGTCCATATGGAGGTAATGCTTCTAATTGGACAAGCTATAAAATGGTATTTACAGGGATATCAAGTGTAGGTGGTACTGCGGTATCAAGTCCTAATCAAGAAACGCTAATTACTAATAATAGTGATGCAGGATATTATTGGGTAATAGAAGACTTAAGCTAAAAATACAACAAGCACATTAAAAACTAGTAATATTAATATATTTTAAACTATGAAAGCGACAGAAATTGTAGAAAAACTAAAAGATGTTCTTCTGGGGTCTCAAGAGGTTGAGAACCAAGAGGAGATCAAGGAAGAGCTTTCCGCTACTGAAGAAGTGGTAGAGGAAGTGAACGAATCACCCGAAGGGGAAGAAGTTGTGTTGTCTGAAGGCGATCAACTAGAACAAGATCAAGTTGTAGAGGCTGAGGAAGAAGCTACAGAAGCTTCTTACGTCACTAAAGAAGAATTTGCTGAACTTAAAGCAATGGTAGAATCATTAATGGGAGAGATTAAATCTACTTCTGAAAAATACAACAGTGAGGTTCCTAAGGAAGAACTAGCTGCTGTAGAGGCTGATGTTGAGCCTATGGTTCATACTCCAGAAGCGAAAGCAGAAGTTGAAATGAAGCTATTCTCTCAAAACAGAAGAGAGACTACCCTAGATCGAGTACTAAACAATATGAGTAAATTTAATAAATAAACACAAAAATGGCAACAACTACATCAATTACTACTACTTATGCTGGTGAGTTTGCAGGGAAATACATTTCTGCTGCTTTACTAAGCGGATCAACTCTATCGAAAGATTTGATCACGATCAAGCCTAATGTAAAGTACAAAGAGGTAATGAAGAAAGTGGCTTCTGACGATATCGTTAAGGATGGCACTTGCGACTTTACTGCTACTTCTACTTTGACATTAACTGAAAGAATTCTTCAACCAGAAGAATTTCAAGTGAACCTACAACTTTGTAAGAAAGATTTCGTATCTGACTGGGAAGCAATTTCTATGGGATATTCAGCTTATTCTGATCTACCCGCAAGCTTTTCTGACTTTTTACTTGCACACGTTTCTTCTAAAGTAGCTCAAAGAATCGAAACTAACATCTGGGCTGGTACTAACGCTACCGCAGGTCAGTTTGACGGATTCGAAACTACTCTAGGTGCTGATGCAGACGTTAATGACGTAACGGCTACAACTGTTACTTCTTCTAACGTAATCGCTCAAATGGGAGCTGTAGTAGATGCTATTCCTTCTGCTGTTTACGGTGCTGAAGATTTGACTGTTTATGTAGCTCCTAATGTATACAGGGCTTATGTAAGAGCTTTGGGTGGGTTTGCTTCTAACGTAGGTGCCGCTGGTACAGACGCTAAAGGAACTCAGTGGTTCAACGGAGGTGCTTTAACTTTTGATGGTATCAACGTAGAGCTTGCAAGTGGAATGAGCAGCGACAGAATGGTAGCTGCTGAAAAGTCTAACCTATTCTTTGGAACTGGTTTATTGGCTGACACCAATGAAGTAAAAGTCATTGATATGGCTGATCTTGATGGAAGTCAAAACGTAAGAGTCGTTGTTAGATTTACTGCTGGTATCCAGCACGCTATCGGCGGAGACATCGTATTGTACGCATAAGAATAATTGTTTAATATAAAAGGGTAGGTGAGCCTTGAGCCTGCCTACCCTTTTTTAATACTATAAAATATGGCTTGTGATTTAACAGGGGGAAGGAAAAAACCGTGTAAAGATGCTGTAGGAGGCGTAGTAAAAGTCCATTTTGTTGATTTCGGTGATCTAGCAACCATTACGGTTGGTTCAAATGATGAGATTACAGATATTAGCGGAACCTTTAACTATAGCACTTATGATGTCAAAGGCAATTCTTCTCTCGAATCAAATATTAATAGCTCTATTGAGAATGGAACAACATTCTTTGAGCAAGTAACAAACCTTACTCTTCATAAGATGACTAAGGAAGACAACAAAGAACTTAAGCTTATGACTTACGGAAGACCTCACGTCTTTGTACAGACATTCGACAATAAAGTTCTTTTAGTTGGAAGAGAGCACGGAGCAGAAGTTACTGGAGGTACTGCTGTTACGGGCACAGCGATGGGAGATCTAAATGGATACACGTTGACTTTAACAGCCAACGAAACAACTCTACCTAATTTTGTAGACGGAGCAACTGATGCAGACCCATTTGCGGGTATGTCTTCAGCTACTGCTACTGAAACTACTCAGAGAGATCCAGCGTAAGGTTTATTCCTGGTGATTAAAAGGGGCTTATATGGCCCCTTTTTTTATATAAAACACCGAAGCCTTTTTTTAGTTATATTAGTATGATAAGACTACTTCCGAGCACCGATGCTCAAACAATAAAAGTTTTACCTAGGGTCAGTACAGCTCAGTCTGGATTGTCTCTTAAGATAACGGAAGACGGGACCAATAAGTCAGAAACTTTGACTGGTTTATCGTCTACTGTTAATGGAAACTTTATTGACCTTGATTGCACCTTCAGTATTCTATCAGACAATAGTATTTACAACTATGAAATTTTCAGTGGGTCAACACTCTTATTTAGAGACAAGGCTTACTGTACTGACTCTTATTTGTCGAACTCAGTATATACTATAAATGATAGCAAATACACCGAAAGCGATTCTGGTGACAGTAGTCAACAATATATAATGGTATGAAGAATGTAAAAGTAGTAAATCTTACAGGGTACGAAGTACCTAAGATAGTCGAGAAGAGCAGAAATGCTTATATCGAGTATGGTGAGGATAATAACTATTTTGGCGAGTTAATTGAGAGGTATTTAGGAAGTCCTACTAATAGTAGGTGCATCAATGGTATCTCTGATATGATTTACGGTAGAGGGCTTGAGGCTACCGACTCCAAGGAGAAGCCGCTTATGTTTGCTCAAATGAAGAGCATTTTAAATGCCACTGATGTAAGAAAGATAGTAACAGACTACAAAATGCTTGGCCAAGCGGCCATTCAGGTGGTTTATAAGAACAGAAAGAAAGAAATAGCGGGCCTATATCACTTCCCAATGGAGACATTGCGTGCTGAGAAGGCTGAAGACGGTAAAATTAAAGCGTATTATTATCATAGTGATTGGAAGAATATTAAACCTAGTGACAAGCCTAAAAAGATACCTACTTATCGCAATGGTACGAAGTCTCAGAGAATTGAATTATATGTCATTAAGCCTTACAAGGCTGGTTTTTACTATTATTCACCCGTAGATTACCAAGGATGCCTTCAATATGCAACTTTGGAGGAGGAAGTAAGTAATTATCACTTATCAAACATACAAAACGGCCTTCAGCCAAGTATGCTGATTAATTTCAATAACGGCGTACCTAATGAAGAGGTCCAGGAATTGATTGAACGCAAGATATACGACAAATTTAGTGGTACTAGCAACGCAGGACGGTTCATTTTAGCGTTTAATGATGGTTCAGAGAACCAATCTAACATAGACCCTATAAATCTACCAGATGCACACGCTCAATACGAGTTTTTAGCTAAAGAAAGCCGAGAAAAGATAATGATAGGCCACGGAGTGGTGTCTCCTATCCTTTTAGGGATAAAAGACAACACTGGCTTCGGAAATAACGCTGAAGAGCTTAGAACAGCATCTATTTTGATGGATAATATGGTTATTAGGCCATTTCAGCAGATGCTATTAGATGCATTTAAAGAATTGTTGTTATATAACGACATTTCACTGGATTTATACTTTGTTACGCTACAACCAATAGAATTTACAGAATTAGACAATATAGAGACTAAGATCAAAAGAGAAGAGGAGACGGGAGAAAAGCTTTCTGCGGTAGAAGATGTCCAAGAAGAGGGGATCGTTCAGCAGGAGGCTTCTGAGAGCGTTTCTGAGGCTGTTGTTGAGGAAAAACCTACCGAAGAAGATGAGTAAGGCATTATTTATAACAATGACAGAGCTGAAGCGTAAGTCTATCATAGACGGAGCTTTAGACACAGATAAGCTAATTCAATTTGTTGAGGTGGCCCAGGATATACATATACAGAACTTCTTAGGCACTAAGTTATACGAGAAAATACAAAGTTTGATCACAGGCGGCACTCTTGATGATGCCGCCAATGCTGCTTATAAAACACTACTGAATAGCCACATTAAGCCTATGCTTATATGGTATAGTCAGTACAGTTACATTCCTTTTGCTGCTTATCAGATCAGTAACGGAGGGATATTTAAACATACTACCGAATCTAGTGATACTCTCACAAAGAGTGAGCTTGATTCGTTAACATCTAGGGCTAAAGACTTTGCTGACTTTTATGTGAACAGGTTTTTTGATTTCATAGATGAGAAAAGTGGTGACTATCCAGAATATACTGGAGCTCAGGATACTGGTATGTATCCCGATAAAGATCCAACGTATGGCGGATGGGTAATTTAATTAAGACATACAAGCCTAAAGTGGCTAACATAATAAAATTGACTAACTATTTAAAAACGATAAAAAAGTAAGATGGCTAACGGAATAAATTGGGGTAGGATATATTGTTTTTCTTGGTGGGGAGATGTAGATGACACAACAGATGCTATTTATGTACCTTCAGCTCCTACTTGTTGGATATCAGACATACTTGAATTATCAGTAGACAGTACATTATATAAAGCAGACACAATACTAATAACAGCAGATCAAACATTAATATAACAAAATAGAATTATGGCACGAGAAACAATAGGAGTTGGTTCAGCCCCTGATGATGGAACTGGGGATACGCTCAGAGCAGCCTTTGTAAAGGTTAATAATATGACTACTGACATTTACGGTCAGAGTGGGACTGGAGACAGCCTAAGAGGTTCTTCAGCTATATCGCCCGCATCAACATTAAGTTTAGATTTTGATACCGCAGCGGTATTTACAATAACCTCAAGTATATCTATTGAATTGAATTTCACAAACGCCTCAATAGGCGATGTGAAAGACATTATCATAACAGATTCAGGAGGAACCTCTGGATTGACACTTAACAGTGGATTGACAGCCACAACTGTTGCTGGGCAGTATAGCAATACGTCAGGTGCAGTTAACTTTATTCAAGTTGTCTGTACTGCCGCTAACACATTTTTCTTATCAATTTCACAAAGTATATAATTATGAAAGCAGCAGTAGAAAACGGTAGAATAGTAAACATATACAAGAGTTTACCTAACTCACTTAAAACCCCTACAAAACACATTTTAGGAGGTGCTAATAACCTATCAAAAGAAGAACTACAAGACTTAGGTATTTACGATGTAGTAAAACCAAGTTTTGACCCACAGACGCAAACAAAAGGAGGTCTATACTTTGATGCAGATAATGAAATAGTAACGTATGACGTTAGTAATATTGATTTTAATCAAGATGTAGCTATTATCGGAGAAGATGGTGAACCAACAGGAGAAACAGAAAAGAGATATAAGATAGCTGACATCAAAGCAAGTAAAATTGCAGAGATTAAGTCTAAGGCAGGTAAAATGTTAGAGCCTACAGATTGGCAAGTTATTAGAAAAGCAGAAAGGGATATAGATATTGATACAGACGTTGCAACAGAGAGAGCAGGAATACTTACAGAAGCCGATAGATTAGAAGCAGAGGTAAACGCTAAGAAGTCTTACAAGACTGCATTGCAATAC